TGCCTCGCCCTCTCCGAGCGAAGAGATTGATCAAGGATTGCTTCGCGCCTCGATCTACATCGATGGCAAATACCGCGGGCAGTTTCCCGGCAAGAAAGCCGGCGGACGATCGCAAGAACGTGAGTGGCCGCGCAGCGATGCGGAGGACGCTTCCGGTGAACCGATCGACTACGTGGAAATCCCGGTCGAGATCATCAACGCCACATACGAGGCGGCGTTTCGAGAGATCTCCGTTCCCGGCGTATTGCTGCCGGACTACGTCGCAACTGAGCGAGTGCAGTCGGAGCGTGTGGGATCGCTCGGCGTCACCTACGCGAACTCCACGATCTTGAAGGCGTCGGATGCTTATCCGGTCATCGCCACGATCGACTACATCCTCGCGCCGTTGCTCGGCAGCGATGCCTCCCAGCAATCCCGCCTGTTCGGCGAGGTCACAAGGATTTAGGCGATGGCTAAATTCAATTACGCCAAGTCTCAGAACACGGCGGACAAGCTGATCACGAAGTTCGGTGCTCTCGGCCAGCTCCTCGTCTACACAAAGGGCGTCGGCGGCGCGCGACCAACCTACACTCCTCGCGATGTTCAGATGGCCGTGCTCGAGTATGACAATCGCCAGGTGGATGGGACACGCATCAAGGCGACCGACAAAATGATCTATCTCTCGGCTAAAGGCATCGCCGAGATCAAGTCAACCGATCGCCTCAGGGATGCCGAAGGAATAGAGTATGAAATCGTGCCCCCTGTCAAGCCGCTCAAGCCGGCGGGAACAACCGTCTACTTCGAAGTCCAAGGAAGAGCATAACAGCGGCATCCGATGGATGGAAGGTTTGTGGTTTCCGGTCGAGATTGGGTTCTGCGCAAATCAGAAGCAGTGGGACATATACATCGCCAAGTGTGGCATTGACCCACTGACCTATCGATACCCGGAACTCGATCGTCCTCGAGGCGGCACGTTCTCCTCGTTCGCTGGGTTCGGCCCGAGGCCGGACAGCTACACACCGTTCGGGCTCGTGACGCTCTCCGATCCGATGGATGAATGGGAAGACCCTACGTCGGTGATGGGTGTGATCATTCATGAGTCCGTGCATGCCTTTCAGTTTATCCTTGAACGATCGGCTGAGAAAGAACCATCGGCTGAGTTCATGGCCTATGGCATTCAATCCATATCGGAGTTCATGATCCGATCCTTCAGCGAGTTGAGGTGGCAAGATGGCAAAAAGAAAAAGCCGAAAGCAAAGATTGCTCGAGCCACTCCTCGAAAAAATGGGCCCCGAGATCGAAGCGGCGTTCCTGGCGTCGGTGGACCTGATCCGGAGTGATGTCGAGTTCAACCGACTGGTGGCACGCATTGCAGCCGGCGATATCGTCGGCGCACTGGACGCGTTGCACGTAAATGCGGCAGCATTCTCCCGGTTCAACGCCGCACTGGCCTCAGCGTTCGCCCAGGGCGGCGATGCCGGCGCTCGATCGATGCCGAAACGGCGACCAAACGGCCAGCGCTTCGTGATACGCTTCGACGGCAGCCAGCCGGACGCCGAGCGCTGGATAAAGAATTACTCCGGGGCAAAGGTCAAGGAGATCGTTGACGACCAGCTCAACATGATACGCGATGCCTTGTCGCGTGGCATCGCCGATGGCAAAAACCCGCGTACTGTGGCACTCGATATCGCTGGCCGCATGAACAAGGGCAAACGCGAGGGCGGTCTGATCGGCCTGACGAAGGAGCAGGAGAAAATCGTAGCGAACTTCGAGAAGATGCTGCGGGATGATCCTGGGGCATACTTCGTCCGTGATCGCAAGACCGGCGAGCTTGGTCTGCGGTATAAGTTGGCCGATCGGCGGTTTGATGGACACGTCAAGAAGGCACTCAAGGACGGCAAACCTATTCCGGCTGATACCATCCAGAAGATGGTCAGCCGATACAAGGACAACTTCTTGAAGCTGCGAGCCGATACGATCGGGCGCACGGAAGCGTTGTCCACACTGCACAAAGGACGGCTTGAGTCATTTGAGCAGGCAGTGCGCAACGGCGATGTAGGCCCGGAGGAAGTGGAACGTGAATGGCAGTCGGCTCAGGACTCTCGAGTGCGTGAGTCGCACGCCGAGATGAACGGCCAGACGATCGGCTTGAATGATTTCTATGAGACGCCTGACGGAGCTGCCTTGATGTATCCCGGCGATCCTTCGGGTCCGCCTGAAGAAATCATTAACTGCCGCTGCACCGAAGAGATCAGGATCAACTTCCTTGCTCGACTGAAGAGGAGGGACTGATTGCGTCGATTGGCCGGCAGGGGGTTAATCGCCGCGATAGGCGGACGGGAACTTCGATCGCTCTTTGGTCCCGTCCGTCTTCAAACATCAAAAAGCCGGCATTCGCGCCGGCTTCCTCTGTAATGAATTAGGGGTCAGCGGCGACGGAAGCCGGTGAACACGGTTTCGGAGATGGCAACGCCGCTCACGTCGAGATCATACGCGGCCTTTGCGAAGTGACGAACATTTTCGATCGTATCGCAACCGATCGTTTCGATGCCGTCGAGATACAAGACATAAAACTGCTGGAAGCAATTTTCGGGCAGGCCTGTCATGCCGCGCGACAGAAAGTTCAAGGGGATGATTTGTTCGATGATCGTTGCGGTGGTCATTGTCATCAGTCCTGTATTCGTTTCGATGAAGCGTTCTACCATGGCATTGATCGCGCCTCAACGCGCCGATCTGCACAAGGTTAAGAAAGGGTTAACTCAAATGGCGGAGTCATTCAGTGCTTCAGTCGATGCATGGACGAGGAAGTCGAAGAAGCGAATGCTGGTCGTATTCCAGCAATCGGTTCAGGACGTGGTCGGCATCATGCAGACGCCAGTCGGCGGCGGTGGCAATATGCCTGTGGACACGGGCTTTCTCCGCGCCTCGCTCGAAGCGAAGATAGGCGCAGCGCCAACCGGCTACAAGCGGAAGACATCGAACGAGCCGAACTCCTACACGTTGGTCAGCGCGCAGTACACACTCACGATCAACTCGGCTCGCATCGGAGACACGATCTACGCCGTCTACCTGGCGAACTATGCATGGTACCAGGAATATGGAAGCAACGGTCGCGCCGGACGCGGCTTCGTGCGCCTCGCTGCGCAGCAATGGCAGCGTGTGGTGCGTGACAACGTTCGCAAGGCAAGGGCAATCCAATGAGCGTCCAGACAAAGATCAACGCTGCGCTACTCGCGCATCTGAAATTGCTTATCCTGTCTCCCGAGCTTCATCTCGTCGAGAACCAGGAAGACGAATACGAGCCCGTTCTTGGCACACCATACCTCGCCGCGATCGTGCTTGTAGGAGAGACCGAGTCGCGAGCTGTCTACAAGGGCAAGAAGCGATATGTCGGTATTCTTCAAGTGACGGTCAACGAAGCCCGCAACGCTGGGACAGCATTCGCAACCAGTGTGGCGGACGAGATCGTTGACCACTTTGAGAAGGACACGATCATTGACGGTGATGACGTGCGCTTGAAAATATACCGTCAACCGTCTCAGGCCACGCCGACTGGCGATGGAGCGTGGCTCCGCGTGCCTGTGTCAATCCCATATCAATGCATGGCTTGAAGGAGGCCTAACACATGTCTGACACATTCTCCGGTGCCAAACTCTTCATCGGCACCACTGCGCAGATCAATTTCACGACCGACGAGACGGCGCTTTCCGGCTTCGCGGGTGACGACTACGAAGAGATCGGCGAGATCAGCAACGTCGGAGAAATCGGCGCATCTGCAAACGTTGTGCAGTTTCCGATCGTATCCGACGACTTCGTGAAGAAGGCGAAGGGCAACCGGAACGCCGGTGATCCTGTCATCGTTGTGGGCTACGTCGCCGACGATGTTGGCCAGGTTCGCGTTCGCGCTGCCGAGAAGACGAAGTTCTACTACAACTTCAAACTGCAGCTTGCCGACGCGATCGACGAGAACCACACGGACACAATCATCTACTTCCGTGCTCTGGTCGCCGGCGTGCCGAAGCAGTTCGGCGGCTCGGAAGACTTTGTGACGGAGAGCTACACGCTGGGCATCTACCCGCGTCCGCTGGAAATCCCGTCGGAGTCGTTCTCGCCTACCTCGCCGTAATTCTGCGGCGATCAAACATCCCCCTGCAACTTCCTGTGAGGTTACTACTATGGACATGACCGAATTCGAAATGACTTCCAGTGCCGTCTTCCTTCAACTCCGTCATCCGGAGAAGAAGACATTGCTCTTCGACCAGATGCCGAACCCCGACGAGACAGTCGGCGGCACGATCGACAATCCCGATATGCCTGTGGGCGTTGAAATCTTCAGCGCCGACTCGGAGCAGTTCAAACGCCATCGTCGCGTGCTGCAGAACAAGGCTATCAAGGCCGGCAAGAACCGCAACGCCGAGGAGGTGACGGCGGAGGAGATCGAAAAGGAAGGTGAGAAAACACTGGCCGCGTGCATCGCCAAGATCGTCAACATGTCCTGGAAAGGACAGGTTCTCGAAGCGCCGAGGGACAGCTTGACGCTGGTGAAGGCGATGCCTTGGGCGGCTGATCAGATCGACCTGGCGATGGCCGATCGTGCCCGTTTTATGCCGGCCTTGTCGAAGAACTTCTGATCTTCGGCGAGGCAGTATTTCGCCGAGACCTGAAACGGCCTTTGACGGATAAGAAACATCCTCAGTACGGCAAGCCGTTTCCCGAGTTGCCGGACGAGATTGAACATGTGTGGACTTGGTTCACTCAAATCTTCAATCCCGGCGGCGTCGGAATGGGTCCACATAAACTGCCGTTCGCGGAGATCGGCTGGTTCGCTCGCATGACACATGCGATCATCGAACCCTGGGAGGTGCTGGCGTTGCGCGAGCTCTCTCAGGCCTTCGTGATTGTGTCCAGTGAGAAACAACGAGACGTGCCATCGAACGCGACCAATCTGACGACCATGCAAGACAACACGGGTCTTAGGTCGCTGTTCATGAGTCAAGGCTCGCGCAAGCCAGCTAAGACGAAAAGAGGCCCGCCGAAAGTCGCAACGAAGTGATCAAGAAAACTTCGTAGATCAGGTAGGCGGTGATGACTGCAGCAATGAGACCAAGGCCCGTTGAAAGCTTGGTCCGTATCGAACTCCATAACGGGCGCGGGTCTCGGGTGACGGTTTCTATTGGCCGTCGCTTGAGCCGGCGTTCATGACGCGCCGTTGGGCCTACTACACGATGAACTCGGGCGGCTGGGATTGTGGACATCAGGGTTACTCCTTTGATCCATGATCCTACCGATCCGTTAAGAAAAGGTTAACGCAATGGACCTGGCAGAAATCGGCCTCAAGGCGGACAGCTCCGAAATCACCAAGGCGGACACGGCACTCGACAAGTTCGCTTCGTCGGCGCGCGGCGCGGAAGTTGCCACCGATCGCTTCAACAAAGAACAGGATCAGGGAGCTCGTGCGACGTCTCGTTTTCGCAACGAGGTGAACCTCACCGGCAAGGGTATGTCATTCATCAAGGGTGCCCTCGGCGGCGCTCTGATCGCGTTGACGGCCTTCGTTGGCGCTGGCGCGCTCATGAAGAATTTTGTGGATAACACGATCGAGGCGCAGGGCGTTCAGGCCCAACTCGCAGCCGCGTTGCGTTCGACTGGCGGCGCATCCGGTCAGACGATCGAGTCTCTCAATGCCAACGCCGTCGCGCTGCAGAAGGTGACGAACTTCGGAGACGAAGCGATCGGCACGATGCAGTCTTTGCTGTTGACGTTCACCAAGATCAGCGGTGACGTGTTTCCGCGCGCCACCGAGGCGATCGCCAACGTCGCTCAACGTATGGGCGGGGACCTTCAGGGAGCGGCGCTGCAGGTCGGCAAGGCGTTGAACAATCCGATCCAGGGCATCACTGCTCTGGGCCGCGCCGGTATTCAGTTCACCGACAAGCAGAAGGAAATGATCACCTCCATGATGGAGGCGAACAACATCCTCGGTGCGCAGAACATCATCTTGAAGGAACTCGAGAACCAGTTCGGCGGATCGGCGCGTGCGGCACGCGAGACGCTGGGAGGTGCGATCACTTCGCTGGGCAACGCATGGGGCGACCTGTTTGAGATGGCCGGCCCCGCGTCTGAGATGTTGCGCTTGTCGATCGAGTCACTCATCACGGCGATCCAGAGCCCGGCCTTTATGGCATTCGTCCAGATGATCGGTGTGGCATTGTTCAACAGTCTGACGATGGCCGTTAACATGTTCTCCATGTTGGCGACGATCGTTCCGCCGGTGTTCAACACGATCTACGCCGTGCTCGAGCCCCTCGGGCCGTTGTTCCTGGCTGTGTTTGGGCCGGCTGCGGTGTCGGTCGTGCTCACACTGACAACGGCGATCGGCACTAGCCTCTACGGCGCCATCTCAGGCCTCTTCGTGCTGATCCTGGCGAACCCCTTCACTGCGTTGATCGCCGGTATCGTTGCCGTGCTCAGTTACTTCGTGGATTGGGAACTCTCGATCCGCAACGTGATCCAGGCATTCGCGGCACTCATGGTTGTGTGGCATAGCACTCCTTGGGGCAGCTCGGGTGGCAAGGACTATTGGATCAGAGTTGGTATCGATGCCGGCACTGCAGTTGAAGAATTGAAGGCCGCTGCGATCGAGATCAAGGACGGCACGTTCCGCGGATTTGAAGCGGGTGGCATGGATGCGGGTGGAAAGATCAAGGAAGCGATGGCTGAGGGTGGCGATACCGCCGCTCAGAAGATCGGCGGTGCTATGACTAACGATCAGGCGAAAGCAATCTTTGAGGGCTTCAACGGCAAAGTGATCAAACCGCTTGGCGATACGTTGGTTGAAGGTGGAGACTACATTTACAATCAGGTCACTGGCGCAGTGACTCAGGCCGGACCCGACATTGCGTCAAGCCTGACAGCCGGTGGCGAGAATGTCGGAGGCGCAATCTCGAATGCGATGGGACAAGGTTCGTCCACGGTCTACAACTCGATCGAGTCGGCGTTTGCCACACTCGGACCACTTCAAGAAGTCTTCGATGCCTTCTGGATGAAATGGAAGGCGGAGACGGCGTTGCTCCGTGCGCAGACAGCACAGATCCTCGCGGAAATCCAACTCGATCGTCAGAAGTGGGAGCAAGAGTATGCGCTTCGTCTTCGAGGCCGTTGGGATAACAACGGCGGTGGGGGCGGAGGAGGCGGGGGGTATGGTGGAGGAGGCGGGAACAATAATGAGCTGCCTATTGACCCTTGGGAGATGCGCGGCTGGAACCCGGCTGCCGAACTTCGCAAGAAAAAAGGCAAGCCGTGGGATGTCAAGGACCATCTTGATGAGAATGGTTACACCCCGATGCCTCCCGGTCCGGATGCTCCGAAGAAGATCGGCGGACCTGAGGGTCGCACGCCTACAGGGGCAGGACTGGATAAGACTCCGGTGATTATCAATCAGATTGATCCGAGAATGGCGCTCGACGCACTCAGCACGAAGGAAGGCTACAACGTCTTCCGCAACATCATCAAGACCAATCGTGATGAACTTCGAGGAATGTTGGGGACACAGTAATGGCCGGCTACAGACATTGGCAAATTCTGCTTCTCTACTCGGGAGATGATACCTACAACCATCTTGCATACTTTGAGATGCGGGATGCCGTTGGAGGATTGAACCTTGCCACCAATCCGGCGAATGCCTCCATGTCGGGAATTGGCTTCGCTGGAACGGGAGCGATCGGCGACCTCTTTGTGGACGATCACGCCTCCTTCGTTCGTTGGCAATCGACCACGATGATCCAGGTCAATTATGACTTCGGTCTCGGCGGCGATCGTGAGTTGATGGAAGTTGTTCTGAGCTCGCCGAATTCGTCGGTTGATCGGATGCCTCAATTCATCGCCATCCGTCGATCAGATGACGGCACGAACTGGGAAACGGCCTGGGCAATTCTTTATCCGACTTGGTCTCTGTCTCAGAAGAAGGTGTTCACTCGTCCGATCCTGCCGGAGGCTTGCCGATATTGGGCCGTCCTTGCTACCGGGATCGAGGGAGCAACCAAATTTTACACCGCTGCCGGGATGGAGATGCGAGAAATCCCGGTTGATCCTGTGGTGACGGGATCAGGCTCGGCGTTCATGACAAGAGAGGATCCCTCGTTGCCGGCGAGTAATGCATTTGATGGAGACGTGGCTACCTTTGCCTCCAGCAACGATACTGATGGCCGCTATATGTTGGGTTACGACTTCGGCGCGGGTGACTTGAAAGTGATCCGCAACATCAAGATGCGTTCTCGCCAAACTGTGAATTTTACCCGAACCCCCTCGGATGGTTGCATTCTCAAATCGGCCAACTTTCAGGATTGGGAGGCCGTCGCCGACTCTGAATTCTCAGGATTGACCTGGGGCAGTTCGGAATTGAAGACGATTTATGAGGCTCCATTTCTCGCGAAGGATTTGACGGTTCTCTACGGCTTCGTCCAGCCGCCGGCAACAATTCTCGAGTACGTGCCTGACGGCGGCATTCGAGAAACATGGCAGTGGATGACAACCGTCTCTATCTCCTACGGGGGCAAAGAGCAGCGCATCTCTCTTCGAGATACCCCTCGCTACACGTTCCAGTTGATCAGAACATTGACTGACGATGACGATTGGCGAGCTTCCTACAACCTTATCCGTCGCAGCCTTGGGATCAACATCGCTCTGCCCCTCTACACGCTTATGACGCCGTTGACAGCGGACTCCGCGTCGGGAACCGATGAGCTCTATTTTGACCCATCACTGACCGACGTGAGAAACGAGGAATACGCCATTCTCTACCATCAGGACTCCGAGACGTTCGATCGAGTGCGTGTGGCGACAGTCGACATGTTCGGCGCTGTTCTGGAAGACCCTCTGGCAGCCGATCGCGGCCTGGGCTGGTATGTGATGCCGTCGATTGATGCACGTATTCCTGACGGCTCCGGACCGAGTATGGGCCAGTCAGTCGGCGACCTGTCATTGCAAGTTATGAGCATGTCGAAACGTGCTCTGGTCGAAGATACGTCGCCGTCATTGCTAACCCTTCTCGACGGGTATCCGATCCTTGATCAGAAGCCTGTGGCCACCCGTTCACTCGATGCCCTTTTTGAACGGGAAATTGAAGTGATCGATAATGGCTCCTCGACGCCGAAGCAGCATACGGCTTGGGACAATTCCTACTTTTCCGGTAATCGGGAGTGGCTGGTCGAAGACATCAATACGCTGCTTTGGTGGAGAGAATTCGCCCACACGGTTCGAGGAAGATGGAAGCCGTTCTTGCTGCCGAGTTTCCGCGACGATCTGCCGATTGTCGGTCAAACGGTGGTATCTCCCGACACGGCGGCGCTGGTGACGACCAATGTCGACTACCTGGATCACTTCATTTTCGAGACATATAAGAGGATCAGGATCGAAGCATTGGAGGGAGTGTTCTACCGGCGCGTATTGAACGTCGAGGACGAAGGCAACGGCACGTTGACGTTGACCCTCAACCAAGACCTGCCGGGAGACCTGTCGATCGTCCGAGTGAGCTATTTGAACATCGCTCGCTTCAATTCCGATGCGATCATGCTGGATCACCAGCGCAACTATCTCACGATCGCTTGTTCTATCAGGAGCATTGACGCATGACATACGAAGCATCAGATCAGTCAGTTCACGACGGTTCACCGATCACTTGCTTCAAGTTCATCGGCACGGGCGGCATCTATCGTTATACCGATGCCGACGAAGAGGTGACCGTCAATGGCGAAAAGTATTTTCCTCTTGAGGGTATCGAACGCGGGACGATCGAGATCGGGTCCGTGATCGATAGCATCATGACGATGGACATCACTTTGCCTGTGGAGTGCGACGTTGCGCAGCGGTTCGCTTTGCTGAGAACTCCTGACAACCTCGACGTAGAAATTCGTGAGGTGCATCGCGGGACGAACTACGCCACCGAGTGGAAGATGAAGTGGAAGGGTTACACGATCGGATATTCCACTTCCGGCCGCACGACAACAGTCCAAACGGGCACTGTGATCCAGGCGGCGCTTGCCGGCGAAATGAACTCCGTCTACTTCCAGACGGCGTGCAACCACACGCTCTACGATGCTCGTTGCAAGGTGATCAAGTCCGAGCACACTACCCTTAGCATTGTCACTGCGATCGACGGCAACGAGCTTACCGTTGCGGATGACGGTGTTGCCAACAATGCCTTGAGGGCAGGTGAAATCCGAAACCTGCGCACGGACGAACGTCGCTTCATTTTGAGCAACGCCCTGAACCAGATCGACATCGGCTTTCCTTTCGATGATTTGATCCTTGGGGACGAGGTGGAATTGGTCAAAGGCTGCATCCACTCCTTCGGTGAGTGCAACGTCAAATTCAACAATATTCCCAACTTCGGCGGCTTCATGTATGTCCCGACGAAGAACCCTTTCGAGGAGGGCATCTGATGGGTCGCTCAAACAGAGAAGGTAGGCCTACAAGGAGAATTCGCCGTAACGAGACGGTGACGATCCAGGGCACCCCGGCTGATCCTCCCAGTGTCCTGTTGCCGACTGCCCAGACGGGTATTCCCATCCCCTACATTCTGGGACGGCAGCGCATCTTCTCGCCGAACATCATCTGGTACGGCAACTTGAAGCCTCGCTACAAGATTACGCGCGAGACGAAAGTCGAGGAGATCGAGCACGGCTACTGGCATCTCAATATCTGGATCATCGAGATCATTACGATCACGACAATCGTCATCACTAAGACAGTTGTTGGCTACACGATCGACATGCAGCTTGGGCTTTGCTTGGGGCCGGATGTCCATCTTCGAGCAATCTACGAAGACAACAAACTCATCTGGTCTGGCGATGTTGGACCGGATCCGACGGGTCTCACCGTGCTGGGGACTTCCTTCGATGAAGGTGAGGAGGAAGGCGAGCAAGTCCCTTTGTCCTGCACGTTTAGCGGTGGTGCCTTTAACCAGGCCCCTGACCCTTATCTTCTGACCAAAATCACCACAGGCGTTCCCGGGTATGTGGGCGTTGCTCACTTCATCGTCAAGAATATCGACATCACCAAGGGTGTTCGCAATTTGTCCTTTGAGGTTGAACGTCATCCGGACCCGTTGGCACTTACGGACTCGATCAATCTGATTGATCGCGACTTGAACGTGGCCTCCGCGCTGGCCGATATTTTGACGAACGACTGGGGCGGTGTCGGCCTTGACATCTCAAGTCTCGATCAGGCTTCGTTCATCGAAGCTGCGCAGACACTCGCCGAAGAGGAGAACGGTTGCTCGATCTATATGCAGACCGAGGCCACACCCGACGAGCCGATCGGCGTTCTTCAGGATCAGGCGGACGGAGTCCTGTATCACAACCCGGAGACGGGAAAACTCGTTTTCAAATTGATCCGATCGACTAACTATGAGGACCTCACCGAACCGTCATTCGACAAGAACAACGTGAGGGAAGTTCGTGATTTCAATAAAGGGTCTTGGGTGGGTGTTTACTCCCAACTTCGTGGCACCTACACGAACCGGGACGGCAACTACGCTCCGGGTGCGGTTGTCGCTCAGGCGCTGACTGTTGAGACCACATTGGGGAAGAGCAAGCAGTCGGCGACGATCGACTACCCGGCTGTCATGAAGAACACTCTTGCAGCGCAACTCGTCGCTCGTGACTTGTCGGAGTACACAGTCCCTTTGCCGACTGCGATCATGGAGGCCGATCGCGGAGCGTCGCGACTGCTCCCGGGTGATGGCTTCGTAATCAATTGGCCGGAGCACGGTTTGGCTGATTTCAAAGCAATAGTGTGGAAGCGTCGAGACACTCCCCGAGACAGCAATCGTGCAGTGGTTGAATTCGACCAGGCCATCAAACCCGTGACTACCGCGATCTTTACTCCGGGCGATGATGGTCTCTTTGATCCTCTCGACCCGAACCCGCATCCCCCTTCTTCGGTTCGGTTCATTACGGCTCCGACCTACGTCTTGAGAAACTCTGGCATTAGCGTCAATACATCCGTTGCACTCGCTCGAGGTTTTCCTCTTGTATTGGCTGAGGCCTACGGCGCACCTCAGAAAGACTTCGATGGCTACATTGCCAATATGCCGGGACAAGCGAAACCAGTCCGCGTGGTGACGAAGGGCAGCTACGCGACTGTCGGACAAATCATGGCGCCCATCGATCGATTTGACGGCGTGACCACAGGCGAACTCGCGACCATTGACATCGAAGGAGTGACGCGTGACGCCTGGCTGTCTGATATCGGCGAGGACGGTGTTCGCTCCGGTCGATTGTTTATGTGGTTGAATAACGAGATCCTCAGTTTCGAAGGTGTCGAAGACCTGGGAGCCGGAGTGTGGAGGCTGAGCAATGTCCATCGCGGTTTGCTCGATACCGTCGCCCAAGATCATAACACGGGAGATGACGTCTACATCATCGGCAACAACTACGACTATTTGGCCAAGTCTAATCACGTGGTTCCTCCTTCTTACACTCCGAGCTGGCGCCTTGTGGGTAACGCAGTCGAGAAACCGGGCATGATTGCCGACTCGCTTATCTCGACGGCTTGGGCTCCGGATGACCGCGCTGATCTGCCGGCCCGTCCTCACAATTTCAAAATCAACGGTCAGCCCCGATCGGCAACGCCTCTGAATTTGAATGCTATCGTCAGTCCTGATCATGAGGCCACATGGGCAACTCGTAACCGCGCATCCTTTGCGGTTGCCCTTCAACTTGACGCGGCTGAAGACGGTGAGCGCACTAATACGGGTATTGCCCAAGTTCATCGATTGATGCTCGAGGATAGACTCGGCGTGATTTTCGATCTTGGCGTGACAGAGAACGATGACAACTACAACGCAATGGAATTCGTCATCCCGAACGATGCTGCGGAAGGCATCGGCCAAATGTGGGTCCAGGCCGAGACTGGTTTCGGCGTGTCCCGATATCATGACGTCTTGCCTGTCAACATCATCCATCCGGTCTTCAATGAGGTAACGGAAGATGATGAAAGGATCGTTACGGAAGACGGCGACTACATCATCACTGATTAAAGGAAAAGACTCCTATGGCTGATAGATCACCATCGCAACTACTCGCCTCTAATCCCGCGTCGGCATTCGACGGAACGGAGGCATTTCACATTTCGCAAGGGTCTCCCTATGCTAAGAAGGGGGCCACTTCGGATCAGATGAAGGACTTCGCTGAGAGACTGATCATCAATCCTGAGACGGCGAGCTATGTGGCCTCGCTGTCGGATGCTGGCGGCGTTGTGGAGATGAACGTCGCCGGGGCTAATGACTTTGAGATCCCTCCAAACGGCACTATCCCCTTCCCGATTGGGACGCAGATCATCGTGACGCAAGTGGGTGCGGGCCAAACAACAGTTCTCGCCGGGGCCGGCGTCACGATCAGGTGCGCCGCCACAACAGTAAAACTCCGCGCCCAATACTCGGTTGCAGCGATCTATAAGCGAGCAACCGACGAGTGGGTGCTTAGCGGCGACTTGGAGATGTAGGAGATCACCATGAGAAACATGTGCATGGGAGCCCTAGCCGCAAGTCTTCTTTCGACCGGAGGAGGTGGGGGTCCAGGGGTGATCACCTTTAATTGGCTTGGTGACCAGAGTAGTACGGCTGGGGTCAACCCGACAACGTTCCCGGCTTTCTCCTGGCCTAACCCGGCGGGAGACCGACGAATTGTTGTGGGCATCATCATTAATGACGATCCGGGACCTACTGCTGTCACCGTCGGAGGCATCGCTGCAACCAAAATCTCAGAGGGCGATCAGGCGTCCGGAGGCAGTTCTCACTCTTCGGATTTTTGGATCGCCAACGTCCCTACCGGAACAAGTGGAGACATAGTCGTTACTCTTCCCGCTGCCGAGAGTCGAATGTATGTCACCGCGTGGGAAGTATTCGGCATCCTGAGCAACACACCGTTCTCCGCTCTGTATACCAATGGCCTTAACAACAATTCGATCAGTGTTTCCGCGAACGGTCTTGTTCTTGCCATGTCGGGTATCACGGCAAGCACGCAATGGAGAGCCCGCGCTGGTGACTACCTGAGCGTGGTTGCTGCGGAACCCAGTCGAGCAATCACCTTGGACAACTCCACGGCGACGAACATTACAGGCCACCCGGTTGTGGCCGTTGGTGGATCAACGCTCAGTGGTCCATCGCATATCCATGAAGTAACATTCGAGCCATCGTAGAGGGGATTAATCACATGATCTTGACTGACCTCCTATTTCTGTACTCTGGCGGCGCAACCAATGCTGACCCGAACGCGTCCCTCGGGGGCGTAAAGTCGAGTCATGTGGTTCCGAGCAATGTGCTGGAGAACCTGTTTGACGAGGTATCTCTCGCTGAGCGTGAAGTCGGCATGATCGACTATCGCTGTTTCTACATCGAGAATGCCCATGCGCTTGACAGCCTGCTCCTTGCGGCTTTGTTCATCCAATCCCAGACGCCGGCTACCTCAACCTCCATCGCCCTTGGAGTCGACCCGGCAGGGATTAGCGCCGAGGCGCAAACGATCGTTGATCAGACGACTGCTCCTGTGGGTGTTACCTTTCTCGACTATCCGCCAGAAGGCAATGGCTTGAGTCTTGGGTCAATTCTCGCTGGGGACTACATCGGTATTTGGGCTCGTCGCACGGTCGCGGCGATGTCATCCACACCCGTAAGCGACCCCTTCACCTTGCGCCTGACCGGCGTGCCCGTGACGGAGACCGCTTCACCGAGTTCACCATAAGGAGAAGCCCCGTGAACAATGAAGCCATTCAAAGACTACTTGCCGCTGCCGGGTATTACGGCGGTGGCATTGACGGAGACCTCGGCGACAAATCGAAGAAGGCCATCGCCACGATCCTCGATCGTCACCGCAAGCTGGCAACATCAAACCCTGACAAGTGGTCAGCGAAACGGCGTGCGATCGGCGCTGGCCAATTGGTGCTGCACTTCGCCGGCTACGAGCCTGGCACGATTGACGGCTACGCCGGTGTCAATACCGTCGAAGCGATGCGCGCGTTTGACTACGAAAAGCTGCATGGCAAGCGCGAAGACATCGATCGAACACCAATTCCGGCACAACACCCGGTCAAAACGAAATTTCCGGCCCAGAGCGGCTGCAATTCGTTCTACGGCGTGCCCGGTTCTGCCGCATTGACCAGCCAGTTGGCCATGTTTACATTGCCGCTGCCCATGCGTATTGACTGGAACCTCAGCCAGAAGGTGACGCGCGTTCAACTTCACAAGAAGTGTGGCGACAGTGCCATGGCCGCTGAGGCTGAAGTCATCAAGCATTACGGCGAGGCCGCATGGCGTGAGCTTGGACTCGATCGCAACGCCGGCACTTATAACCACAGGAAAATGCGCGGCGGAACGTCCTGGTCGATGCACGCTTACGGCTGCGCATGGGATCGCTACGCCGCGCCGAACGGCTTGCGTGTGACAGCACCGAAGGCTTTGTTCTCAGGAGCTGCCTACGTGGCGTTCTTCAATATCTGGGAGGCTCACGGCTGGACGTCACTCGGTCGCGCGATTGGTCGCGACTGGATGCACCTTCAAGCCGCGTCTCTCAAGTGATCCGCGCCCAGCGGCTCTGGGCATTAACAGAAGGAGCAACCCAATGAATTTGGGACGTTACTCGAAACTGATCGGCGCGATCGTCGGCAACGTGGTGGCAATCGCCGTCGCTTATGCCGCTGTCCAGTTCCCGGCAATCGCGGAATGCGCGCCGGCCCCCGCGGCGATCGACGTGGATCCGGTCTGCACGGTCATGGGCTTCACGCAGGTCCAGATCACTGCCGGCTTGATGACGCTGGTCAACGGCATCTTCGTCTACGCCTTTCCGGCGAACAAGCCCCCCGCGTGACATCATGTGGAACGCTTTGGCAATCGCCAAGGTCCTGCTTCAGCTCGCCGCCTACTTTGCGCGGCGGGCTGAGAGGATCGACATTGAAAGGAGTGCACTCAATGCGCTGGAACTCGCACATAAGCCGTATGTGGACGCTGCCGATCGCGCTCATGATGATGTCATGTCTGGCCGCGTGCAGTCAGACGAACACGACCCTTACAGGCGTGATTGACGGCGCGTTGTCCGGCGGTACTGAGCAACGAGCCGACGACTCGATCCAACGACTACGCGCCGACACTTGCCGGCGTGCCTGGAAGCCGACTCCTTACTCGAGTCGTGACACAACAGAAACACAACTGAGCAACCGCGCTAACAATGCGGCTCGCGATGAATACTGCAGGGGGGTATAAAGAGCGGAGATGGATATGCAAATCATAATCCACAGTTTTCGATCGCTGCAAGACACATTCGAAGCTCGAGCCTCCGAATGGGCTTTCGCTTCAATGCTGATCCTGATGTCCGGCGTGTTCTTCGTCAACGATGGCATGCTCTATCAGCAAGCCTTCGACGGACTGAGGACGATCGCCAAATCGCAACTCGTGTGGGCTTTCGTCTTCCTCATCATGGGAATTCTTCGCCTGACCGTGCTGATCATCAACGGCGCATATTGGCGAACGCCACACCTACGATCACTGACCGCGTTCCTGTCCTCCGGTCTGTGGTTCATGCTTCTAATCGGATTTCTGAGGAACGGGTCAATCATGACTGCCGTCATGCCGCCTCTGTTTTTACTCGACGCCTACAATGCTAAACGAGCGGCCAAAGAAGCAGGTAGATCGGAGTCAGTTCGATACTACTTCAGAAAAATGCAAAGGCAGGATCATGGAACTTCTTCGCCAATTGGGAGTTGAATGGGTGGCCGGCGCGATTGTCGGCCTACTGACTTTTGGGACGATCGCTCGCAGCGCCATTCATGGCTGGATCGAGTCCCGAAAAAAATTAAAGGAGATGGAGAGCAACGTGGGTCCGATGAGGACTGCTCTCTCCATCTCCTGGGATCGTGATCAGATTGAGCGTGCTCTACAGGCGCTCGAGTCGATGGCCAAAAGCAGCGCGATCGTTGCTGCCGCCCAAGCCCTTCTCTCCGATAAAGAACGCACCGACGCGAAGGAGACGATGGAAGAAATCCTCGAGCGTCTCAGCGTTGCCGAACGTACTCAACGCCCACCGCGTAAGCCAAGAAAAAGGCCGTGACATCACTGCCACGACCTTTTCGAAGGAGACCAGGTAGTTCGGGTATTACTTGACCTTCGACTTGGCGCCCGGGTCCTTGCCGCCCGCCTTCGCGTCCTTCGCCGGCTTCGCGCTGCCGACCTTCTCGCCCTTGCCGGTCTTCGCGTCCTTGGCAGCCGCGCCCTTGCCGGCGGACTTGACATCGGCTTTCTTCGCCGCCGGCTTCGCAGCCTTCAGCTTCTCGGCGACCGACGCGAGTTCATCCTTGGTCTTCCAGCCGTAACGGCCCGAGGGGGCCTTCTTCACATTCGACTGGCGCAGCTTGATGCGCGCCGATGCCGGTTCGATGCCGAGCTTGTCGGCGAGGTCTTCGACGCCGAACTTGTATTCCGAGCTGTTGTCTTCCTTAGCCATCACTGTGCTCCTTTCTTGAGCTTCGATAAGACCTCTTGGGAGGTCAGACCTTTCTCGACTACCATATCAAATAGATCATCGTCAATAGTCGCATCCGCGCATAAGACATAAATTTTCGCGGGCTTATTCTTGTCTTTCGCGTCAAGACGAGATTTCATCTGGTCGAAGTCGATCGATGAATGACTGATCGAGTGAGCAATTGCATAGCTCGCTTTCCACAGATCGACGCCTACCCCTCCCACTTTCGTTTGACAGACAATGCCATCATATCGAGCCTTCTGGAAATTTCGCCATAAGTCGGGGCGATCTTTCTTCTTGATGCTGCCGTCAACGCGTGCGATGCGATACCCCTCAGCTCGCAGCGCAGCCACCATGGCATCGATCTCCGGAGTGAACACGCCGAATACGGCCACCGGCTTCGGCAATCGATTGAACAGCCTAATCAGCCGGCGGAGCTTCGCATCGCCCACCGTGTGGCAATCGCCATCATCATCGTAGATGAAGCCAGAGGCGATTTGCCGGCGTTTGATGATGTTTGTGACGGTCATCGGCGCCATCGCACGCGCACCGTCACCCAGGCGCACGACGCTATGCTTTTTCATGCGATCGTAAATGCGCCGCTGCTCGCCGTCGATCGGCACGCTGATTTTGATGATCTTCGGCGGTAGGATACCAACTTCTTCCTTGGTGAGACGCATGGCATACGGCGAAATGAGTTTGATCAGCGCCGGCAACTTGTGCCACTTGAATGGTGCACGGCTGCGAAGCATGCCCTGCTGCATGACTTTGACCTGCCATCGAACGGTACCGGGCATCACTCCCTTCATGTCGATCTTGGTGACGTCCATGAATTTGTCCTCGAACTGTCTCCAACTACCAAACAACGTCGGTTCGAGAAAGCGGAATTGCGCCCACAGGTCCTTCGGCTGTTTCTCGATCGGCGTGCCAGTGAGGATCAGACGTTTGCGGCCCGCCGCGTAGAGTTTCGCAGCGGCGCGCGATTGCCGAGTGCCGCGAGCCTTCAACCTGTGGGCCTCATCGATGATCGCGAATGTGATCCACTTGGGCTTCTGCAATTTCTTGGCGACGGTGTGCAGCGTGTCGAAGTGAACGAGAAAAAGTTTGGGGAACGGTAGTTTCTTGAAGGTCTCCCAATCGTCGGTGACATTGAGCCACGGGAGGAACTCGGCGATCTTGTCTCGCCAGGTGCTGTCTTTGTTATTCAGAAGACAGACAAGAACAACTGCCATGTTCTCTCGCGGTAGACGATCGAGCACCGCCATCGTGATAAACGTCTTGCCGGTGCGTTGCTCGAAGAAGAGTGCTGAGGCCTCACGATCAAGAACGAAGGAAACCGCATCTTCTTGCTCGGGCCAGAGTGCGATCAATGAGACGGATTGCTTCGTCCGACGTTTCGATGATCGCAGCGATGCCCCCGGCTCGCTTGTAGTCGGCGACGGTTTCGATCTGGATTTCACTAGCCGTGCCATCGGGTTCTTTCACCTCAAACATAAATCCGAAGCCGTGCACCACGCCCATGATATCGCCGATGCCGTCTTGCTGAAATGGACCGCCGTGAACCTTGAAGTTCCACTGGTCCTTGCCGTACTTCGCCTTCAACTCGCGCCGGATTTTCTGTTGCCGGCGCGTCTCCCGTTTCTTTGCCATCACTTCTGATCCAGGTCGATCCCGGTCAGCCCCCAATGACGAAATTTCTCAAGCTTCTCCTTGAAGCGTTCGCCGTCATCGTGGAGGCCGTTCGTCTCACGGAAGTAGGCGACTGCCGCCTCGACATCGGCGAGCTCGTCGCGCAGCCGATCGTAGAGATGCCCGTTGCCGTCAGGATGTTCGCCGTCCGGGAACGGCCCGAGCTTGCCGAGGACGGTCAGGCATTCGCCCATCTCTTCGACGAGTTTGTAGTAGCCTTTGAAGACTTTCATGATTTCCTCTGGTTCCGCCACAAATCGTTTGCGGCAAATTCGGCAACGCCAGCGCGCGGGACGCGTGTGGATATCTGTCACCTGCACTTGCTTCGCTGCGCAATGTGGACATGTGGGTTGAAGTCGACATACCCGATCTGCACGGGCCAATCGCTTCTCGAGCTCAGCGTTAAGAAATTCTCCGATCACGTTGACCCTCCTCTGTATCAAAGAAAAGGCCCCGGACGAATGAACGCCCGGGACCCTCCATCTGCCGCATCACCGATCGCGAACGATCAGTCCTTCAGATTGCCGGCTTCCTCGAGCGCATCGACCACCGCGTTCTTCTTCTTGCGGAGGGTCTTGTGGTCGCTGAGGTCGAGGTCGAGCTTCGCCTGCTCGACAACCTCGTCGAGGTCTTCTTCAGACATCTCGGAGATTTCTTCTTCGCTCCAGGACTTCGACTTGCCGCTCGACTTCTTCGATCCACGGCTGGAGCGACCACCCTTTCCCTTGGTATCGTCCTCGTCCTCGTCCTTCTTGCCGCCGCGCTTGGAGGACTTCTTCTCCTCCTCGATCATGTCGGCAGCCTCGAGCGCCTCGATGACCGCTTCCTTGAAGGCGTCATCATCCTTCTTGAGCTTGCGCGTCATCTCGATCTCGAGACCGTACTTTTCGACCAGCTCGTCGAGCTCGTCGCGATCGTCCGGCACGTCGCCGACTGCGATCGGCTCGGGTTCGGCCTTCTTCTTGCCGCCGCGCTTGGAGGACTTCTTGTCGTCTTCGTCATCGTCCTTCGAAGCCTTCTTCTTGCCCTTCGAGGACTTGGCGTCCTCCATCGGCCAGAAGTCGTCGGCCTTGACGGACGTCTTCGTCTCGCCGTCATTGCCCTTGTACTTGTCTTCGAAGGTGTGGATCATGCACTGCCTGCCGACCAGATCGTCGGTGTCGATCTCGAGCGGCTCGCCGTCCTCGATATCATATCCGAGCGCTTCGAGAACGGCTCGGGTGCGATGAAGCGCCTTCGGGGAGATCGAAGCATTGTGGTACAGCGTCGACTCCGCGTGTTCGTCTTCAACGCCCTTGAACTCGATCGCGATGTAGGCGTGCTCCTGGCCGTCTTCCCAGGTCGCGGCCTTGACCTCGACCGCGTATTCCATGTCCGCTTCGAACCACTTCACCTCCTCGGAGAAATCGATCTTGCGGGTAGTTTTGCTCTTGCTTGAGCGTCGTGCCATTTTGGTCATCCTTCAATCATTTCGATGATGTCTTCATACTCAGGGTCCACAAGCACGTCGGGGAGTATGATGGATTTGGGCTTGCGAACCTTGCGCGTGTATAGTGAACTCGGCCCGACGCCGAGGCAATACTCGATGATCTCTTTTTCTCTGCTTCTCCCTTTGTCATCCTTCTTCTTGACTTTACGTGATCGGATGAAGGTGTTTCCGATCACGCTAACGGCGGCGTTCAGGTGCGACTTGACGCTGGGTGACAGCGACGGCCCCACCTCCGGGTCGATCATGCCAATGTCGCCGTCCTCTTCGCCTGCGTTGAAAATACGCTCCTGCGCGAGGAACACGACATTGAGTGGCAAGTTGCGCCAACGCGTGATCTCCGATTTCATGAAGGACGAGACAGCGCCCCAATCCTGCTTGGTCATTGTGCCCCAATCGCCGGCCTGCTTGCCGGCCTTGCGCAGCTTCTCGCCGACCAATTCCTCAATCTTCAAGTTCTGCAGCATCGTCACCGTGTCCAGGCCCACTGACTCGAATTTGTGATTGCCCTTCTTCAGATACCAGTAGACATCGTCTAGCTCATCGATGTCTGGAATGTCCCACACTTTGAGACCCTTGATGTCTAGCACGCTGTCCGTGCCTTCGTCTTGGATGTCCAGAAGCAAGGGCTTCGGGAACGTACCGAACAGGGTTGTCTTCCCAGTGCCGGCGCGACCGTAGAACGCAAATGATCGGCTGCGCTCCACGTCACTGATGTCTCGGTAATTCGGTTCTTTGTCAGTCTGCCGAGTCCGCGAGGCCCGGCTCGTATTCGTCTTTGATGCCACGTTCATACTCCCGCTGGATGATGTAGTCCACGTCATCGCCCTGCAGTTCGGCGCGACAGATTTTCTCGTAGTCGCACCAACTGCAATGGCGCTCGATGTTTTTGGTCTTGCACTTGCCGTGCCCGGCCATCATCTCTCGGATGCTGAATTGAAAGTCCGAGAATACACTCTGGACAACCGACTCGTCAACCGGCGTGTGAATGCGCTGGAACCACGTCGCCAGTTGCTCCTCCGATCGCGTGATGAACCCCTTGTAATCTTTTTCTTTGAGGCCCATCTCAGCGATCGTTTCGCGAATGGTGATCGGCAGCGAGTCGATGTTTTTCTCACTCATGGCGTCGTTCTTCAGCACGCCTGGGCGCGTCGGCGGCTTTGACCGGATGTAATCCCAACACATGCCGTCAACGTCGCCCCAGCCGAGCAGCCGGACAGCGTGAATGTATGTGGACGATTGCAGATTGCGCCAGCGCTCATCCTCGTTCGGCTTGCGCGTGAACGTCTTATGCTCGACGGCCCAGCGCAGCTTATTGGGCGTCTTGCCGATCGCGTCGATCTTGCCGTTCCAGATAACGCCGGGCTCGAGCTCGATCTCGAATTCATGCTCACCGCTCTTGCCGTTGCGACGCTCGAAGCGCATGTCCTTTTCCGGCCAATAGGCGAAGTACTCGCTCATGATCTGGCGGATGTCATCGACCAGCTCGCCATACATTTCCCGCTCGGCTTTGAAGAGTTTCTTGTTTTCTTTGCTGATCGCCGCCAGCACGTCGAAGGGATCATCGCCCTCGGCATCGGCCTCGAGCATCTTGTGGACGATCGTGCCGAACTGCAGCGGACGTGACTTGATCTTCTTCTTCAACTTCTCGACGTAGCGAAGATGATAGGCGTATTGACAGCGCCGCCACGTCTTCACCTTCGATTGAGAAACTCTGAACTCGCCTGGCTTGTTCTCGTCCTTGTCAGGCTGCTTCTTTGGTCTCGGCATCATATTTCTCCAACCATTTTTCCAGCGATATGCCGGCTGCCCAAGGACCGATCTTTGCTTCAGCCTCGATCGGCACTTCCAATTCAATCTCGAAGTCGTCAAACAAATCGGGCCGCGACATGATCTCGAGAATGCGATTGTAGACGCGTTCCACCCAGTCGTTGCGAACCTCAACCAATATCGCATCGTGCACCGTGCCGACAATCCTCAACACTCTGCGCGGGAATTCCTTGCGCAGCTGGATAGCGGCCATGAGGTTGATCTCGTTCGCGAAGGATTGAACCGGGCTGTTGATCGCCTGGCGTTCGGCTTCCTGCCGCTGCGCTTTGACCACAGGGTCATCGCCCTGGACCCGAGCAGCCGGCAGACGGCGCTTGCGGCCGGAGAGCGATATGACATAGCCGTGCTTGCGCGCGTAACGCCGCTGCCGATTGTGCCATTCAGGCAAATCGCCGTAGAGGTCGAAGAAGGCGATACGGGAGTCTTGTGCTTCCTTGTCAGTGACGTTCACGCCGTAATTGTCGCGGGCATACAGCTTGAATTTTTTCCACCACATGCCGTAGAGATAGCCGAAGTTGATCGCCTTCGCCTTCTTGCGATACTCCTTCCACTCCTTCGCGATGCCCTCAGCCGCGCCGGGTCCCATCTTCAGTAGGATGTCGATCGCGCGTGAGTAATTGACGGACGAGCCTTTCTCGATCGCCTTCGCGATTTTGACGATGCCCGACTCCAGGCCTTTCTTCGCCGTCGAGATGACCAGGTCCTTCAGTCCGCCGCCGCGTGCGATCTCTCGAATGGCCGTGAGCCAGTGCACGTCAACGCCGGTCTGGAATGCCTCGATCATCGCGCGTTCGTTCGCCAGCTCGGCGGCGATGCGCAACTCGATCTGGGACAAGTCGGCTTCGATCAACGACCATCCGTGTGGTGCGCCGATCAATGTCCGAATGCGAGGATCACGCGGCACTTGTTGCAGGTTCGGGTTCTCGCATGACAGCCGGCCCGTGACCGTGCCGTGTAACTTGAAGGAAGGATGCAGTCGACCGTCGACTAGATAGGGCTTCCAGCCGTCAATGAAGAATGAGAGTTGCTGCTTCGCTTCACGGAATTTCAGCAGATCTCCCACACAGGGGTGATCGATCCTCTTCAATACACTCTCAGACGTGCTGTCACCTCCGGTCTTCGTCTTGTCGAGTGGCTCGATCCCGAGGCCGTAGGGAATGCCGTCTTCCGGCGTGCCAAACAGAAGGGCCTTGAGCTGAACCGGCGAGCCCCAATTAAATTCCTGCTTGCGGCCTTTGCTGTCAAGGACGTATTCGGGCGTCCATTTCTGCAATCGCTCGAGTGCGCCGTCATACTCGCCGCGTAGGTATTCTTCGGCCTCGTCGAACTTGTCTTGATTGATGTAGACGCCGTTATACTCGATCTCCACAAACAGGTTGACGCAAGGCATCATCACCTTCTGGAACACGCGCCGAACATCGGGCTCGTCCTGCAACATCTTGCCAAACAAGAACCTCAGCTTGC